CTTTATTCCTAGTGGATTTGAAGAACTAGATGACGCCATTGGCGGATTTCACATGGGAGAAGAATTCATACTGTTATTTGCACGAACTGGTCAAGGTAAGACTTGGGTAGCAGTAAAAATGTTAGAGCATTCATGGAAAATGAATAGAATAGTGGGATTGGTTGAGCCTGAGATGTCAGCAGTTAAGACCGGTTATAGATTTGATACATTGCATAAACATATATCTAACACTGATCTGATACGAGGTAATGATATCAAAGGTTATGATAAGTACATTAATAGATTAAGTCAATCTGATATTCCATTCTATGTAGCCCACCCTCATGATTTTAGTGATGGAAAAGTAACAGTCACTAAGCTAAGAGATTGGGTTATCAATAAGCATATTGATTTTTTAGCCATTGATGGAATTTCCTATATGACGGATGAGAGGAGAGATAAAAGAGACTCAAAGACCGATCAACTTACACATATAGCGGAAGATCTTATGCAATTAAGTATTGACTTAAAAATACCAGTCATGGTAATTGCTCAGTCTAACAGAGAAGGTACAATGAAAGAGGATCTTGACCTTGAGAATATTAGAGACTCAGATGGAATTGCTTATAATGCTTCTTTAGTGTTATCCGTTCAACAGAAAGAAGAGGGATTACAGTTAGCGGTTAATAAGTCTAGGAATTCATCTAATCATGTTAAGTTGATGTATATGTGGGAGGCAGATACTGGTCAATTCTCATATATTCCGGATACATCAAAAGGTGAAGATGATGTAGAAAAAGCCGAGAACCTAAGAAGAAGATATAACGATGAAGATGGAGAGTATTAATGATAATTGGTGATAATTTAGTTATAAGTGCTGATCTTGAAGATATATTAGATCAGTTAAAGTTAGAATTGAATACTCATGGAATTGAAAGATTCCATGTATTTAGAAACAACGATAGGAATATACAAACTAATTGCCCATTCCATAAGGGTGGGCAAGAAAGAAAGCCATCTTTCGGTATTAATAGAGATACTGGACAATGTCATTGTTTTACTTGTGGATGGTCTGGCACTATTGATACTATGATATCAGAACTATTTGGATATAATGATTTTGGAGAATATGGAAGAAAGTGGTTAGTTAAAAGATATAACTCTTTGGAAGTTGAAAATAGAGTAGTTCCAACTTTTGGAAGAAAAACTAAATCCATAAAATCAAAAACAGTTATATCTGAGGAAGAGCTAGACTCATATAGATATTACCATCCTTATATGTATGAAAGGCATTTGACGGATGAAATTATAGACCAGTTTGATATAGGTTATGACAGAAAAAAGCAATGCTTAACATTCCCAGTTAAAGACTTATCTGGTGATTGTGTATTTATTGCAACTAGATCTGTTAATACCAAATTTTTTGGACTACCAAAAGATCAGGATAAACCAATATATCAAGCTTACAGATTTGTATCAGGTAATTACAGGCAAGCTTATATTGTTGAGTCTTTTCTTAATTGTCTTACTCTATGGAAGCTTGGACTTCCTGCCATGGCAATGATTGGAACAGGTAATGAAAAACAGTATAAGATATTAAGAGAGTTACCAGTAAGAGAATATATTTTATGCTTTGATCCTGATGAGGCTGGAAGAAAAGCAACAGATAGATTTAGATGTAATGTAACTAATAAGATCATTAAGGAAGTAAAATATAAGGATAGTACAAAAGACATAAATGACTTAGACAAAGATTTTTTGAAATTAAGTATTGTTTTCTAATTATGTATGTGTTACAATATACACACGTTAAGAGATAAACACATACATGATTAGGAGTTAAGAATTATGAAGAAGTTAGAAGATTTATTAGCAAAGGGTTACACTTTATCCGACAGACATTTTGAAGCAGATGACACCATTGCAAAGAACGAAGTTGTTCTTCACTCAGACGGATACTTAGAAGGCTATTTAGAGGCAAGACCATTTAGCCAGAAGTATAACGGTTTCGTTAGATACGATGAGAACGGAGACCACGAGGACAGATATGAACGCAAGTTTTTTGTATCTACTACAGTTTTGAACAAGCCTGAGAGAAAAGCAAGACCAAAGAAGAAACAGACAGATACAAGCAAGATGAAAGAAATTAGAGTAGAGTTTGAAACAGAAAAAGCCTATGCCGTATATGACGGACACAATGGTAAAATCACAGACCCAAAAGTATATTATAAATTCTATGCAAAGAGCATCTGTGTGAAAGAGGACGGTAAGGTATTTGCTCCGGTTTGGGCATAATAGAGTTAAGTTAAGAAAGAGATAAACACAAATGGAGGTAAAAGAAATGTTGAAAAGATTAGTACACTGGATTTTCAAATCAAGAGCAAAGAAGTGCAAGCATTCCTGCCTGGTATGTAGACATTACGGAACTTGTAAGGACGACAACTAGATCGGACAGTATCTGTTCAATGCCATCGCAGACGAAGACAAGCCGAGTGAGGAGCTGAAAAGGCACTGTATGCAATGAGTGCTTAGTGGCAGGTAGGTCATAATGCTGGGAAAGCCTATCAATTAGGACCCTTAGCTCAGTTGGTTAGAGCAACCGGCTCATAACCGGTAGGTCATAGGTTCGAGTCCTATAGGGTCCATCATACGGTTAATATTTGGGATGTAGTGCTGGTATTAAAATCTTTTTTATACCTCCAAAGTCCACTTGGCTTTCACATATACGTTTATCTCTCATACACTAGCCAGCACTACATCAATAGATACTTAGTACAATGGTAGTACAGTGATCTCCAAAATCAAAGATGAAGGTTCGATTCCTTCAGTATCTGTTTGGCTACGGTCAAAAGAATCTAAAAACAAGTTTAAGAAAGGAAAGAAAAATGGGAAGAATCAATTTGGATGAGGTAGATCAGTATTCTCAGTTTGATAATGACTTTGAATGGCTGAAGTTGCAGAATGATGGGGATTGTGCAAGAGTACAGTTCTTGTATGAGAACATCAATGATCTTGATGTGTATGCATGTCATAAGGTAAAGGTTCAGGGAAAGAACGGAGAATTTGAAAAGTATGTATCTTGTAATCGTTCTTATGATGATCCTATTGATATGTGTCCATGTATGATCTGAATGATAATAAGGTCAAGTTATGGCAGAGAGGTAAAACATTTATTAAGAAGATGCAGGGATTATTCAATAGATATCCACATCTATCTAAGTATGTTTTTGACATTGAAAGAAATGGTGCCAAGGGTGATCAGAAGACAACTTATGAACTTTATCCATGTCCTGAGGAGGAAGCAGTTGATCTTGAAGAACTTGAAATTAAAAAGCCAAAGATTTTAGGTTCAGTTATTTGGGATAAGACACCTGATGATATGCAGGTATATTTAGATACAGGATCATTTCCAAAGCCTGATGAAGAGCAGGAAGAAGAAAGTACACCAACAAGAAGAAGCAACAGAAGAAATTCTGATGCTGGTGTAAGTAGAAGGAGTAGAAGAGGATAATAAATGGCTTTATCATTTGCAAGAAATAGAAAAAGTGATAAGGATTTATTAAAAAAGTCAAAGTCTACTGTTAAAAGACAAGCTGTAAAGGGAGGAAGTAATATCTCCTCCCGTATTAGCTTGATTGTTGCACAGGCTAATCAAAAATTAGCACATCATAAGGACGATTATGTAACAATTAGAGATATTGATACCTTCAAAAAGTACATTGAAAAGTGTAAAGAAAATGGTATATGTGCATTAGATACAGAGACAACAGGACTTAATCCCATCACTGATAAGATTGTTGGTTTATGTCTATACACACCGAATGAAAAAGCTTGTTACGTCCCAATTAATCATAAGTCATATATCACTGGGGCTAGAACAAAGGATCAGTTAACAGAATCAGATATACATGACATCATGGCTGGAACAGAACAATCTATTAAGTGGATATTCCATAATGGTACATTTGATATTAGAGTAATGAGACATTCATGTGATATAGATTTATATCCATACTGGGATACTCAGTTAGGTGGTAACTGTATAGATGAGGAAGAAAGTCATAGACTTAAAGATTTACATCTTAAATATTGTGATTCTAAGGATACAGAGTCATTAACATTTGATTCGTTATTTAGAGGTATCACATTTGATAATGTCCCTATTGATACAGCTACATTATATGCGG